TTCTAGTTCTTTTCCTTTTAATCCTTTAGCCTTAAGAACTTTCTCAAGGTATTTATTCTTAACTTGATACGAACCTGAGAGAGTCTTATGAGTATAGCAGTTAGCCCTATAAGGCTCAATACTAGGGGAAGTGCCACTACATATAATCCCACTACTAGCATTAGGAGCAATAGCCATGAGGTTAGCGTTCCTATTACCCGTGCCGTGGACATCCGGAGCTTCTCCCCTGTTGGCAGCCAGTTCTTTAGTAGCTGCTTTGGCTCTAGCTTTGATAAGGGTGAATGCTCTATGATTGAAACCAGTTGCATATATTCCCTCAAAAGGAATGTCTTTAGACTGGAGATACGCATGGAAGCCCATAGCACCGAGCCCGAGACTTCTCTCTCTATATGCCGAATACGCAGACTTAGTATATCCTTCCTTACCCTCTCTAACATATTTTTGAAATCTTTTAAAGTTTGCACTGTAGTCTCCTAGTTGTGTTGTATCTATTGCATTGTCAATGTAATGTTGTAACACATTGTCAAGCATGGTTATTAAATCTTCTATGAAGTTATCATCCTTTGACCAGTCATCGAAGTGTTCTAAGTTTACTGATGACAAACAACAGACGGCTGTTCTCTCTTCGTCAGTAGGTAGAGTAATCTCTGAACATAAATTACTTTGTCTAATCTTAAGACCTAAATCTTTTTGTGTTTTAGGTAAAGCATCATTGCAAGTATCTATGTTAATCATGTAAGGCTCACCTGTCTCTGCTCTAGCATGAATGATTTGCCACCATATATCTCTAGCGTTTACTATCTTAACAGCTTCTTTAGATTTAGGGTCAATCAATCTCCAGTCTTCGTCTTTCTCTACAGCCTGTAAGAAGGCGTTGGTAATGTTAATACCGTTGTGTAGGTTAAGATTCTTTCTGTTGATGTCACCACCTGATTCTTTTCTCATGTTAATGAACTCTTCAATCTCCGGATGGCTGATATCCATGTAAGCTGCATAGCTTCCTCGTCTTGTTGTGCCTTGGTTGAAGGCTAACATCTGAGAATCTACGACATGCATGAATGGAATTGAACCAGTAGAACGACTGCCATGAGTAGTTGAAACACCATTGCTCCTAATATCGCCCCAATATCCACCGATGCCTCCACCAGAACTAGCGAGCCATATGTTCTCATCATAGTGAGCAGATAGACCACCCCTACTGTCAGGTACATAATTGAGGAAGCAACTGATAGGAAGCCCACGAGTGGTTCCCCCGTTACTAAGAATAGGAGTGCTAAACATGAACCAACGAGAGGAACTGTAGTTGTAAAGTCTCTGAGCCAACTCAAAATCCGTGACACCCTTGAAGGTTGCTCCGTAGACTGAGGCTCTTGCGAACGCTTCTTGTGCATGTGTTTCATTCTCCCAAAAATATCTATCTTTTAATGTGTCGAGACTAAATTTATCAAAGGTTTTTTCTTTGTCGTAGTCTATTTCAATTCCTAAGTAAGGCTTAGTTCCTATTTTATCTTCAATCATCTGTTGTGTCCTGTAAATGAATAGCCATTATAGCATAATGTATTATTTTTAGCAAGTCTTTTTCATCGTGTCCGTTCTTTTTACCATACCTCATGGCATACTTTATGACGTTACCCATACAAAACCCCTCACCATGTCCACTATCAAAGATAACATCTGTAGCTTGGTAGTCTCCGTAAGCATAGTGTTGGTTGTAAGTACTATCTACATACCTTTTAATTTGTTTTATTGTTTCGTCTTCATTGAATTTATAATTCATCTTTTCTCCATGTGTTTGGTAAGCTGTCTTCACTATACCATGTAAAGTTATTTATCTCTGCCCACTCAGCGTGACTTCTTTTAGTTCCGTTCTTTCTCATCTTAGCCTGTGGCATAGGTGCATAAGGACTAAGGAAAAGAAACACTAACTCTTGGTTAGGCTTCAAAGCTTTCCTTACCCAAATATATTTATTGTATTCTTGGTAGTCCCAAAATCTTCCCTTTGCCTCAAGCAAATATTCTTTCCCCTTTATTGTCTTAACAAAGTCAGGCTCATATTTATGCTCAACTATGTAAGGCACTTTGTTTGTATGATGCTCCCACTTCTGTAAGATAGTAGTGTGTAAGGTATGTTCCCACTTAGAGTCGTACCCTTTAGGCACATCCTTTTCTTTAGGACGAACCTTTCTAGGCTTTCTAAATCCAACCACTAGCTAACATCCGAGTAAGTAATATCTTTAAGCTCTTTGTTTACAGCTACTTTCTTAATCAACTTAGCAAACCAACGAGGTGTGTAAGCTGAAACCATTAGCTTTCTATTTGCATAGAAGTGAGACTCTTCAGGTAAGTATTGTTTGAAGTTAGTTATAGATACTTTCTTCTGTTCTTTGTCTGTAAGCATAGACTTCAACCAAGTTACTACAAACTGTTCTGATAATTTTCTTATTTGTTTTGATTTCTTTCCACTCATATTAGTATTTCCTCAACCTTTGGTTCTTTAACAACCTTTGTAAAATATACAGGACCTTTAGCATAGCTATACGCTTTTAACCCCTGCCCATCGTTAGCCCCTTTATGGCATTCTATTTTGTGAGGACACCAGCCACATCCTTTAGCTAGTTTCATGTTACCTGATAGTCCTTCGGCTACATCTTCGTAACAAAAATCAGGTGGAGTGTCTGCCACTATTAATTTTTTTACCCTCTCTATCCTAGATACTATGTTAGGTTTTTCTAAATCATCAGGGATGTAAGTACATAGCTCACCTGTTTCTTTATTCATAACTAAGAAGCCACCTTTACTTGTTCCTTCTGCTTCTTCATACCCAGCTAACTGAGCAAGGTATCCGAATGGGTCATCGTCTGATAGCCCACCACTTTGAAACTTCTTAAAGGCATAACCCGAAGCTGTCTTAACATCAACAACTTCTCCGTCAATCTTACAATCCATGTGTCCTTTAATACCGTTGACTGTAATCTCTTTTTGCATAGAGGTTATCTTGTGTCCAGATAGTTTAACAAAGAACAAAAGTAAAACCTCAAGTAAATGCCCATACAGAAACTTAATCTGTGTGTTCGGTGCTAACTTTTCAGTTGTGTCCGAGCTAGTGTGAGCATCATACCATAGTCTTCGTTCAGGTTTACCTATGTTAGACATCCTTAGATTTGCCTTAGAGCTTCTGTCTTGAGGTGTAGCCCAATGCTTTAAAGCATCAGCCATCTCTTTACCAAACTCTTCGTATGTTTCTTCGGAGATATCTAGTTCTGCACCATCGGTTAGAGAATCTAACACGGCATAGATATCAGGTACTAAACTACTTAGCTTTTTTGCTGTCATTTTCTGCCTCCTTAAAGGCTTTGATTACATCTGTTGAGAACAGTTTTTGTAGATTAACAAGGAACATTCTACTTGCCTTGTGGTCACCACCACACACAGTTTTAAATGTATCTAGTTTATCTACGATTGTTTTAAGTACATCTGTTTTAAACACAAGAGTACAGAACTCGTTGTCTCCAACACATAGGTTATGAAACCAATAGTCTGCTTCGGTAGCTCTGATACCTGAAGGCTTACCCCATGACTCATACTCTATACATATGTTACCTGTCTTTTGCCACATGTCTTTCTCAGACTTTACTTCTATCTTTTTATCCGTCAACATCTCTGCTATCTTTTCTTCTCTTACTGTACCGTAAGCTAAGTCAAGGTCAAACTTCTTTCTATTTTCTTTAGTGGGTTTCATACCAGCTATCTCCTATTTTATATTCACCTGTTAAAGGACACCTCATCTTATAGTGGTCTCCTGCTTTTTCTAATGCTTCTACACCTAGCTTACCTACAAATTCTGCTTGGCTTTCTATCACCTGTATCTGCCACTCATCATGAATGTTAGCTACAAACTTTGCATCTAAACTATTTAATCTTATGTTATCTTCGAGGATAACAAGTGCTTTCTTCATGGCAATAGCACCACCACCCTGTAATAAAGTATTAAGGGCTGCATGTTTGTGCCTTAATAAAATCTTACGACCATCTAACCCTTTGAGATATCCCTTCTCCGAAGCTCTGTCAACTCGTTCCTTAAGAGTTCTAAGTGTTGGTAGACCAGTAAGAAACCGTTCTCGCAATCGCTTACCATCTGCTCTGTTTCCTTTAATGATGCTTCCAATTTTCTCATCTCCTGCTCCGTAAATGAGTGCATAGATGAAAGTTTTTGCCTCATCTCTTGATTTAAGCCCAGCAAATTGCTGGTTAGCTGTGTGAATATCTCCGTTGATAATTTCATTTATATAATCCTCGTCAGCCATATAGTGTGCCAACAATCTAAGTTCTAATCCACTTGCATCTATACCTACAAGCTTGTAACCTTTTGGTACAATCCAACATGACCTACATTCTTTACCATACGGGCTGTAAACAGCAGGTACTTGTGCCATGTTTGGACCTCTATGAGCCATACGACCAGTGATTGCACCAGTACATATGACAGACCCATGTACCCTACCATCATCTTTGACTGCATCTATCCACGAATGAACCTGTGCTAATCTTTTCTGATACAAAAGAAAGTCTGCTATAAGCTGTGCTTCTTTGATATGGGTAATCTTTTTTAGAGTAGTCTCGTCTACAATAGCTTGACCAGTAGGAGTAAATTTCTTAGGCTTCCACCCAAGCTCCTGTAATCTCTGACCTATCTGTCTTCTAGACCCTAGGTTAAACTCTTGAAGTGTCTTCCTC